TATACTCAGCGCGAATACGGAGAAACCCATGGCACGACTCACGCAGGCTCAACACGACCGACAGCGCCGCCGCGAGATGGGCACCGGCCGCTACACGCGACACAACGCCTGCGAGCTGTGCGGGCGCGGCGTCGGCGCCGACTATTCGAGCGACCGCCGCGCCAACGACACCGGCATGGGGCTCGTACTGCACGACAAGTGCGCGCGCGTGCTCGACCTCGTGCCGGACGCGGAGTATGAGGGCGTTCTCACGATGGCGAGCGGCCTGAGCGACACTGACGCCAAGGCACTGCCTGCGCACCTGCTCGATCGCCTCGCAGCGGGTCGCGCCGGCTGCGTCTCGCTCGCGTTCGCTCGTCGGGGCCAGGGGGCCCTCGTGGGCGTCTACCGCGGCGAGGAGGCCGGACTCGAGGCTCCGTGGGCCGCGGTATGCGAAAGCCACGGTGCCGTGCTCCTGACGGACAACAAGCGCGGCGCGACCTCGAGCGCGTCGCATCCCGAGGACTGGTGCGCGGACTGCCGAAGCGAGGAGTGACAGAGCCCGCGAGGCCCTGGGCCTCGACGTCGGCGACGTGGCGGCGCTCCTCGGCGTCGCCACGAGCACGGTTTACCGATGGGAGGCTGACGACGGTCGTCGCGTCGACCCGCGCTCGCGTGCCCTGCTCGACGTGATCGAGGAAGTCGCCCGTCAGCCCGACGCGCGCGACATCGGCGCGGCGCTGCGTCGCGAGTTGCGTCTGCGCGGGCCGCTCGCGGCGCTCTACGCGCTCCTCGGGCGGGTCTACGGCCAGGTCTAGCGCCGCGGGCGCTCGACGCTGAGCACCACCGCGACCGTGCGTGCAGCCGAGGCAGCGGCGGCCGACGCAAGCTCCTCGGCCGCGTCCTCGGACATGCCGCGCTCGGCGTAGAGGTCGCGGAGCGCGGCGTAGGTCGCCTCCGATGACTCGTGGATCACCTCACGCTTGAGCTTGTCGTCCATGCGCGCAAAGCTACAACGCCGCCCGCAGGCCGAGCAACACCGCGACGTCGCCGCCCGTGCCGACGCTCACGCTTGGGCCGACGTACAGGTTGTCGAGCAACGGGAGAGGCTCCCCCGCGTTCCACGCGACGGGCGTGAGCACGATCGCCGGCGCGCTCGAGACGCCCTGCCACGCGAGCCCGAGCGAGAGGATCGACCACGTCGGCAGCACTTTCGTGCGCCCGTAGCTCCACAGGCTGACCGCAAGCTCGGGCTCGACCTCGGCGTGCAGCGCGGGGCGTACCGTGAGGCCGGCGCCGAGGCCGAGGTAGAGCGTGGGGTTCCACCGGACCCTCGCCTCGGGCAGCACCTCGCGGTAGGTCGACTCCGCGATCGGCAGCGCGTACCGCTGGCCCGCGACCTCAAGCGCGAGCGCGGCGTACCCGGTGCGGCGGCCGTCTTCGCCGACCGTGACGACGGTCGTCGCGCGGTAGGTGCGCGGCAGCACGTTGAGGCTCCACGGCTCGCGAAGGGCCGCTCCGAAGCCCACGCTGCCCCAGGGCGCGCTCGTGCCGTTGCCGAGGGGCTCGGCGAGGTCGAGGCGCTGTCGCGTCGCGAGGTAGCCGTACGGGTCGGGGACGCCCACGGGGCGCAGCTCGGCCGGCAGCGGCTCCGCGCCCGTGCTCGGGGCGTGCTCGACGTGAGCCCCCGGCGTGCGCGAACGGGTGACCTGGGCCGCTTCGACGCGCTCGCCGCGGGCCGTCGCGTCGGCGGTCACCGCGCCGAGGTCGATGCCGCCCTCCGCGACGAGGGCTTCGAGCATCTGTTGCGTCGTCTCGGCGCTGGCCGAGCGCGTCGTGCCGTGGCCGAGGTCCACCTTGCCCGTGCGGCTCGCTACCTGAGCACGCAGGGCGATCAACTCGCGGTGCTGTCGGTAGGCGATCGTGAGGAGTGCCGCGAGGAGCACGAGGACCGCGAGGCCCACGAGCGGCAGGACGAGCAGCGCACGGCTGTCGTGCTCCTGCGAGGGATCGCTCACTTCTTCGGCTCCTCTCCACGTCGCGCGTCAAAAATCGACGCCACCGCGGTGCCCAGCATACCGGTCAACACGAGCAGGATGCGCTCGAACATGGCGAGGCTGTCTTTCTCGTTCTTGTTCGTGATCCACGAGAACACGGTGAGCGCGGCGACCATCACGACGAGCCCGATGACGCCGTGAAAAAGCGTTCGGAACAACTCCGTCTGCACGGAGAGCTTCCTCTGCACGAACGCATCGCGCTCGGCCGCTTGGCGGGCCTCTTCGGCCACGCGTTGCAGCTCCTCCGCGCGCCCCTTCTCGGCCTCGGCGGTCGCCTTCGCCGCCTCCGCGAGCTGCCGAGCCGTGTCCGCGTCCGCGCGCGCCTGCTCGGCGGCGTCCCGTTGCGCCGTGGCCTCGCGCGCCGCGGCTTCCAGCTCCTGCTGGTGGCGCACCGACTCCGAGCGGTCGCGAAGGAACACCACGATCGCGCGCTCGTCCGCGTCCTCGACCTCGGCGACGGACACGGCCACCGGCACGACCACGCCGTCGGCGCGCGTCGCGTCCATGTTGCGCCAGCTCGAGGGCTCGGCGAGCCACGCCTTCACCGCGTCGACCGTCGCTGTCGGCAGGAACTTCGCGAGCGACGTTTGCGGCCACGCGTCGTCGGGCCAGTGGAGCAACACGTTGCACGCATCGTTGGCGAACAGAAGGCGCAGCTCGCCCTCGGCGGTCGGCTGCGCGACGCAAAGCGGGAGCTGCATGCGCGCCCCGAGGCCCTCTACCACGCGCAGCAGCTCCACGCGCGGACTGTAACCGCTCGCGCACGCCCTGTCGCGGCTGGCGCGCATGTCCCGAGCGCCTTACAGGGAGCGCATGGCAAAGCGACACAAGCGCAAGCACAAGACCCAGAAGTCGAGCCCCGTGACCGCTCTACCGTCCGACGCGCGCGGGCCCGAGGCCGTCATGGTGTGGGCTATCGGAGCCATGGCGCGACGCGGCCCCGAGGTGCTCGCCGAGCTACGCGAGAAGCTCGGCATGGAGCCTTCGTCGGGGCACGTCGTGGACGTGCTGATGAACAGCGCGGCCGAGTCCGAGCGCGCAGCGGTCGCGGGCGACGCCGAGCGGTTCGTGGACGCGCTCGTCGTGACGCAGTTCCTCGCGCGCGACCTCGCCTACAAGCAGGGCAAGCTCAACGTCGCCGACCTCTCGCCGCCCTCGACGACGCACTGATCACACGTCGTAGAAGCACCCGTCCCCGTGCTCGCCGTTGCGAACGTAGCGGCAGGCGCACGGGGGCGGGTTGTACGGGTTCGGCGTGGCCGCTCCAGCACGCTTGAGACGCTTCACGTCGCGCTCCATCGCGTCGAGTAGCTTGTCGGCGGTCGAGAACGCCTCTTTGACCCACGCCTCGCGCGGCAGCCCGTAAGCCTCTTGCAACCCCTCGGAACTAAACGGGCTTGCCTGGGCAGCCTTGGAAAGACGCAGCAACGCCTCATTCCATTGTCCTGCGGAAACGGACGAGGTAGCTGCCCGAAGCTGAAGTGTCGCCCCGTTCGCACCTGCTGAGAATGCAGTTCGCTTGCTGGCAGGGAGTCGCTGCTTCACGGCGTCTTGCAGCTCGATGAAGTGGTTCGCGAGCGCGGAGAACGGCTCGAACTCCCAGAAGGGCTCCCACGCGAGCGATGCCATGTCTTCCGCGGGCTGTTCGGCCTTCTTCACCGCCCGCTTCGGCTTCTCCTTCGACGCGACGCTCGTCGTGCCCTCGGGCACCTCCTCGAGCTTCGCGCGCGTCAAATCGGTCTGCTTGCGGTCCTTCCACTGACCGTGCCCCTTGACCGTGGCCATGATCGCGTACGTCTTGCCGACGTCTTGGTCGTCGAGCTGTTGTCCCGACGCTTTCCACTGAAGCACGTCGCCCGCGGGCGTGACGAACGTCAGGAACGTCGTGTAGCCGTACTGGCCCTCGAAGACGTTGCGGCTCTTGAGCACGCCGATGAACGCGCCACGCTCGCCGACCGTGCCGACCCACTCGCTCGGGCGCCTCTCGGCCCCCTCCCTCGCCTGCTCGATCGTGCGCTTGTACGCGGCGACCATCGACGCCGCGAGCCCCCTCGTGCGGAACTCGACGAGGCCCGACCGCGCGACGGCGCGCAGGTTGTGGAGGTAGTCGCCGGTTCCTGCATCGACCTCCTTGTCCGTGAGGTTCTCGGCCCATGCAATTGACGCCTCGGCCATTTTCTCGTCCTGGGGCTCGAGCTTGACCTCCGCGCGCTGACGTTCCTTGTCCGAGACGGTGTAGCGCCACGCGGTGCTCGACGTCGGCTCGATGCCCTCGTCCTCTGCCTCGCGCGCTCTTTTGGCGCTCACCCAGCCGTATTTGCGGATGCAGTAGTTCGTGTACATCAAGAACACGAGGAGCGACTTCGACGAGGACTCTCGGCCCTCGCCACCCGACTCTGCGTCCTCCGCGATCTCTTTCGCCTCTGCTATCGCCGACGCCGACTCGGCCAGTTTTCCGGCCGCGTCTGTCCCGAGGAAGTCGCCGAGACAGTCGCGGCCGATCTGCATCACGCGCCCGTCGTCGTGCTTGACGAGGAACGTGTCGATGCGCTGCCGTTTCACGCGGCAGTGCTCGCACGTCGGACCCGCCTTGCGGTACTTCGGCGGCACGCTCTCGCCCTCGATCGCGCGGACGATGTTCTCGCCCTCGAGGTGTTGCAGCGTCGCGATGAATCGCCAGCCGCCGTATTTCGGAACCTCGACGGGGATCGCGAGCGGGATGCGCGTGACCGGCTTCTCGACGTAGAACCCGCGCTCGTAGTCAGGGTGCGGGACGTTTTCGAGGCGCGTGAACGGCTTGCCCCAGGCCCACACGATGGGCGTCAAGCCCTTGCGCTCGGCGCGTTTCGCGAGGCGAACCAGCATCGCCTCGACGTAGTCCTTGTTGTTGAGCAGCACGTTGTACTCGCGCATCTCCATGGTGCTCGCCACGGTAACGCGTGCGCCTGCTCGCGTGCAATCGAGCGGCTACTCCTCGCTCGAAGCGAACAGCTCGCCCTCGGAGCGCCGGCGGTTCTTGAGCCCGATGTTCTCGCGCACCTCGCCGTTCACCTTGAACTTGCACCACTCGAGCAACAGCTCTGGCACCTTGTCGAACTCGCCCGCGTTGCATGCGCGCTGAATCTTCGTGCCCTTCAAGCCGCCGACCCCGACGTTGAACGTGAACGACACGAGCGCGTCGAACTGGTTCTGCGACAGCTCGACCTCGAGGTTCTCGCGGATGCCCGCCTCGAACCGCGCCACGTCCTTCGCGAGGATCTCCATCGCCTCGTCCTCGGTGATCGTGCGGTCGAGGTCCTCGTCGCGGAGGATGACGTGCCCGACGCCGATCGTCCTCTTGCCCGCCGGGCAAATGTAGGGATGCAGCACGCAGCCTTCCCACCGCTTGATCAGGTTCAGCCCTCGCTCGCTCGTCGTCTTGTCCTCGTTCGACATGCCGGTCAGCGTAGCACGCTCGTTCGGCCCGCTTCGTAGCGCGCGAGGACGTCGTCCGCGAGGCCGACGTCCATGCCGAACTTGTCATCGATGAGGCCGTCCACGAGCTTCACTTTCGCCTCGTTGATACGCGCGATCTGCTCGTCGATCGTGTCGGCCGCGTCGAGGTACGTCACCGTGACGTGCTGGGTCTGGCCGAAGCGGTGCGCCCTGTCTTCCGCCTGCTCGAGTTCCTTCTGCACGTAGCTGCGCTCAAGGAACAGCACGTCGCTCGCGCGGTGCAGCGTGATGCCGACGCCCGCGGCTTTGATCGGCGCGATGAACACGTCGGCCTCGCCTGCCTGGAACGCGTCCACGGCGGCCTGCCGCTTGTCCTCGTCGTCCTGGCCTCGGATGCCGACCACGCGCAGGCCCATGCGCTCCGCGATAGCCCCCACGCCCGCGCAGACGGCGCGGAAGTAGGCGAAGACGATGAGCGGCCTTCGAGGGCCCCCGCTGAAGAAGAACTCTCGGAGGTGTTGCGGCACCACAGTGTGGAGCTTCGCTTCGCCCACGAGCCGCCGGAGGTGCGTGAGCCGCACGAGCGCCTCGGCCTGCTTCGCCTTGTCGGCCTGCACCTGCGCCCCCTGCTCTCGGAGCCACGCGACCAGGTCCTTCTCGGCCTTGCGGTAGTCGACGAGCACCTTCTCCTCCAGCTCGACGAGCACGGACGAGCGCGTCTTCGGCGGGAGGTCGCGCAGGACGTCCGTCTTCAGCCGCCGGAGGAAATAGGGCTCGATGCGGACGCGCAGCTCGTCGAGGTGCTCGACGCGACCGCTGTCCGTGACGATGCGCCGGTCCTTGTGGGTCGCCACGGCCAGTTCGCCGTCGCTCGGGGCGCAGCAGTACCGCTCGCGGAACTCTTCGTAGTCGGGCCACTCCTTCGCGTCGCAGAGGTGCAGGAGACGCCATGCTTCTTGCGGGCGGTTCAGCACCGGCGTGCCCGTCAAGAAGATGCAACGGCCCGACCACTTGCCGAGCCTCGAGGCCACCGCCGCGCGATGAAACTTCTTCGGCTTCGGCTCTTTCAGTAAGTGCGCCTCGTCGAACACCATGACCTTCGGGCGGATGTCGCCGAGGAACTGCTCGCGCGGTTGCAGCGTGCCGTAGGTGAGCACGTAGACGTCGGCGGGCTCGACGTACCCCTCGCGGCCACGAACGATGCTCACGCGAGGCGGCACGTTCGCATAGCTCCACTCGCGCTCCCAATTCCGCAACAAGCTCTTCGGCGCGACCACGACGGCCGGGAACGCCTGCGTCGCGCAAATCGCCGCGATGGTCTGCGTCGTCTTGCCCGTGCCCTGTTCGTCGCCGAGGATGCTCCCCACGCCGCGCGCGAGCCTGGATGCAAGCCAGGCCGCGCCCGCTTCCTGGTAGCTCCGCAGAGGCCGCGCCATGGCCGCGCGCACGCGCTGCGGCCACACGGGCGGGACGACACGGCCGAGGGGGGTCTTCGGCGGGCCGACGTCCGGGTGAGGGCGCACGCCCGCGAGGAAGGTCAGCCGCACGCGCTTGGGACCCGCCTCGACGATGCGCTGGCCGCGCGTGCGCTCCGCGAGCAGCACAAGCTCCGCGCCGAGCTTCGGCGGCGGCGCGAGGCAGCCGTAGGCGAACAGGTCGTCCCCCGCGCCCAGCGTGACCGCAAACGTGCCGCCCTCGCGCGGCTTCACGGCGACGACGCGCCCGCGGACGGTGATCATCCGCCGTCGTTGTCGAGGAAGGCGCTCGCGTCACGCGAGAAGAGGGACAGGTGGTCCGACATCCACGCGATCTGCTGCCGCAGCCGAAGGTTCTCTGCGCGGAGACGTTCGACCTCGGGGCGAAGCGACCGCCGCACGAGCTTGCGGACGCGCCAGGACGGATCCCACGAGAACACCGACGCGCGCGCCTCCTTCGCCGACTCGAACGTGCCCGCGACATCCGTCACGCTCGATCGGCAGTACTTGCCGATGTAACGGTGCATGCCCGGTATGCCTCGAGGCACGCGCGGGTCGACGATGATGTAGCGGGCCGGCATGAGCGGCAACGTGCTCACGCCGGGGCGCACCGTCAATCGACGTCCACGAGGTCGCCGTAGAAGCGGGCGAACGCTCGCTTGTTCGCGACGTATCGCTTCGGCGGCGACTCGACGCCGATGAGCGCGCCGTGGCCGTTGTCGACGAGGTACTGCGCCACCTGCTCCTGCGTCGCGCCCGCGCCCTCGAGGACCGTCACGAACCAGCGGAGGAAGCTCTCGTCGGGGATGTGGTCGACGCGCGTTTCGAGCAACACCGCGAGCGGCGGCTTGCGCCACGAACTGTCCCATCCTTTCAGCTTCGGGTTGCGGCTAATCACGATGCCGAGGCCAAGGACGTCAGGCACGTCGATCCACTGGCAGACGTCATACCTCTCGTTCGCAGCGTCCGTGGTGAAGACCCACTTCTGGCTCGCCAGTTTGCGCGCGACTTGATTGTTCCACCAAGCGGTCGCATCCTCGCTCCGACCGAAGGGCCCGCACGAAGAGATGCACGCACGGAACTTCGTTGGGTTCTCTCGCGAGTTCATCGCGGCCTGCAACGCGAGCCCTGCGTAGAGCAACAGCCCGAGCCCGCCCGCCTTCTGCACGACCCCTTCCGGGGTGTGAACGCGGACGCAGTCGGTTTCGGCACTTGCGGGGTCGTCCTCGTCGAAATAGCCCGTTCCGACGCTCACGAGGAGCCCATCGCGCATCGGCACCATGACGTCGACATCGCCCTTCGTCTTCGCGACGACGTACACGCGCCGCGTCTTCGGCGCGACGAGCACGGCGACGGGGCGGTTGTCGTCAGAGGCAACTCCCTCGGCGAGGAAAAACTTCCGGTCGTTGAACTCAGGGACCAGCATGTCGATTAACTCAGCGCGCAACGCCCTCCCCACGTCGTCTTGCTTCGACGGTGGGACCGCCTCCACGGCCTGCTCGATGAGCCACCTCGCGTAGGCCCAGAACACGTTCCGCCGCACCGGGTCGGGCTCCGTGCGCGCCTCAACGGCAAGGAACGCATCCCACTGCGCGAGCAGCTTCTCGACTTCGTCGTTGACCGTCGTCATGCCGCGCAGCCTACCACCTACTCGCTCGCCCCCGCACGCGCCCGAGCGATCGCCGCGACGGCCTCCTCGACGCTGCGCACGACCGCGGCGAACCCACCGCGCCGACGCACGAGCGCGAGGAACAGCTCCTGCGCCTCGGTCGGCTTTCCGCGCGGGCGCTTCACCTCGAGCGCCAGGAAGCGGCCCTGCGGCCCCAGGATGCCCACGAGGTCGGACGAGCCCTCGATGAGGCCGTAGCGAACCGCGTACTCGCCGTGCTGCGCGAGGCCCACGTTGTTCCGCCAGAGCACGAGGTCCGGTTCACGCCCGAGCGCCTCACGGATCGCCGCCTGGATGGCGGCTTCTCGCGGCGGCTTCGGGGCGGGCATGCGCCCAGCGTAACCACCTCATGCCGAGCGCGCGAACGGGGGCCAGCGGCCGAACCGCGCCTTGTACCGGAACGCCACCCAACCGGGCTTGTAGTTCTTCACGCGAGCCAACGCGGTCAGCTCGTCGAAGTAGGCGCGCTGTTTCGCCTCGTCCGCGAGGGCACGCTCGACCTCGTTCATGTCCGCTCGCCGCTTCACGTTGCCCATGCGCGCCGCCTCGACGCGCGTGCGGATCGGCTTCGCCTCGGGCTCGAACCCGCACATCGGGCACGCGGGCTTGCGACGATACACTGCACCACATGACTTGCATTGTGACAGCTTCGGCTCGGCTTCCTTCGACCGCACCGGCTTGCCCTCCAGCGCGAACTCGACGTCGTCGGCCGGGTGGCCGTGTTTGTGGACCGCGCCTCGGAGGTCGACGATGAGGGCCTTGTTTTTTGCGAACAGATGCCTCTTATCGGGTGGAATCGGACGTAACGCGCGACCGCATATCTGCATGTACTGAGAAAAGCTTGAGCAACCGCGCGCAAGCACAATCGTGTCTACCGCCGGACAGTTGCCGAGTACGCACACCTTGCCGTTGCGTCTTGTGATCAACGTACCCAGGCTGTTCGTCACGCACCAAACGCTTTCATCGTGCGTCGGCTGTTCGAAACGAGGTTTCACTGACAGGCCGCTCGCAAAATTCAAGTAAAGCGTTCGCCGCTCGCGCACCGTGACGCGAAACATCGTTACGCCGCTAGGTAGCAAACGAGAGTTGCAACTTGTTCCGAAGCCTCTCACGGCGGCCATGTGCATTAGAGCGTCCGCTTGCTGTTGCGAACACCAGAGCCATCCCGACTTCGACTGAAACTGCTCTCCATTCCCTTTCAATAACTCGCGCCAAAACACCATGAACTGTTCGCGCGTCATCGCGTGGAGGGCGTCAGCGACACCCTTGTCGAGCACGTCCACGTATTTTACCCAGCCTCTCCTGGGTAGTTGCGGCGAGCTTCCTTTCGGGATGCGGAAGATATGCAGCGGCATGTTTCGCTTGTAGTTGTCGCTAGACGAAGGCTTTCGCACCGACTCGGTAAAGTCCAGTCTGAGTCGAAGCAACAGGTCGCGTATCTCGTCTTTGAATCCCTTCGACTGAGAGATGACAAGCGAATGCCCACTAAACCCGCCGTCAGTCAGAAACCATGCCACAAGCCTCAACTCGTCGTCCGTTAGACTGACACCATGGAAAGTACCTTCGCCTGCAAGAGGTAGCTCAACAGGGCTTGCAAGACCGACCAGCCTTGCAGCTTGAATCGGTTCGAACGAGGCGGCGTGTCCAGCATGGGAAGGCTTCCGAACGAACACGTTGTGCCTCTCGGTCACTCTGACGTCGATCCGTTGGCTCAACAATCGAACCATCTTTTCGCCTTCGCGCACAAGCCTTTTGCCCACATCTATTGCGGGGACAACACACGCGCAACCAGTATGCGGGTCAACTGCGTATACGTCGTCGCCTGCAGTTATCTCACTTGGTCCCTTCCAACCATTTGGCGTTAGCACTTCCGTGCGTTCGTCCAGACAGTCCCACCCTTGTTTCAGTAGGTCACAGTTTGTCAGCACGTCGAGCGCCTGCGGGTCGTCGTTGGGCAGCCCGATGCGTTCGAGCACCTCCTCGCGGTCCTCGCTCTCGCCGTGGACGGACGCCGCGCGAAAGCCTCGCGCTCGGGCCTGCTCGGCCAGCTCCTCGGCCTGCGCGATGCTGCGCAAGAACACCACGACCCGGCGCCCGCGGCCGTACTGCTCGAGCGCCTCGATGGGTTTGGCTGCCAGGTGCTGCCTCGCGCTGCCCACGGGTGCGATGACGTCCACGTCTACGAGCGCGCCCAGCTCCACGAGCTGCGCGAAGGTCGCCTGCACTTGGATCAGGCGCTGGAAGACCCCGAACGGAACGCCGAGAGGCTTGCCGTCGCCCCGCACGGGCGTCGCGGTGAGCCCGAGGATCGTCGCCTCAGGGTAGGCGTCCGCGATGGACTTCGAGGTGTCGCACATGATGCCGTGCGCCTCGTCGAACACCAGCACGTCGGCCTCCGGGTGCGCCTCGCGCGCTGTCAGCGTCTGCGCCGAGCAAATCTGCACCGGGGCTTCAGGCCGCTGTCGCTTGTGGCCGGCGGCGATCACGCCGTGGTCCGTCACGCCGACGCGGTCGAGATGCCCGCTCGTTTGGTCGAGTAGCACGCGGTCACGGACCACGAACAGTGCGCGGCGCCCCTTCGCGACGACGGCTCGGAGGAACTCTCCGGCGATGACCGTCTTGCCGGTATTGTGGGTGATGGTGAAGTCGTCGAGCAGAAAGCGGCCGTCGCCGTCGAGCGTGAACCCGTAGTAGTCGTCCTCGGGAAGCGGTTCCACGCTGAAGCCCGTACGCAGCACGCTCTTCTTCTGCTGCCTTGGCGCCGCCTGCTTGCGTGGCAGACGGCACGGTATCAGGTGCGTGTCACCGTAGATGGACACGCGATGATAGGTGCCGCCGTTGCCTGTCTGCGCGCGCTTCTCACAGGAAACCACGTATGCAGCGAGTCCGAGGCTTCGTGCGAGGAACGCGACGTCCTCTGCGAGTCGCTTCGATTTGGAGATGAAGTCGTATCCGTTGCTGGACAGGGTTCCGTCCGTATCCATCAGCCCCGCGAGAAGCTCCAAACGGTCGGCGCGCGACGCGGTCAGGTAGGCGAGCGGTACGAACTTCGCGCCACCGTCGAGCCCGTACAGCCCGAGCCGCCGCAAGTCTTCCATCACCGGGTTCGCTCGTCCGCTCGTGCGTCCGCGGGTGAGAAACAGCGATGTTGACGTCCCCTTGCCGGAGACGCGAACGTCGAGCCCGTAGCGCACTGCCTGCGCGCGCACGACTTGCCGGATCTCTTCGTCCGGCTTGCAGACGGAAACGCCGCGTATGATGGATCCATCGCCGAGAAGGACGCCAAGAAAGTACGGGTCGATGGGCCGATGGCGTTGCTCCGCGTCGTGAAAGTCGACGCCCGTTCGGACGAGCTTGTGCAAGTGCTTCTGCTTCGCGCTCCACCCGAGCCATGCCTTCACGGTGACGTCGACCAAGCCTCCGCCAGCGACCTTGCCATCGGACGTCCGCACGAGCGTCAGGACGTGGTCTTCGTTGACCACGAACGGGCGGCCCTTCCGCGGGACAATGCGGACCATACGGCCTCGGCCACGGCTCAAGCCTAGGACGGTTCGCGGCGCGCTGTCGGGCCCCATGAGGCGGTCGCCGACCGTGACGTCCTCCACGGCGCGGATCGAGCCGTCGTGCATGAGGATGCCTTGCCCGCGCGCGTGGCAGCCCGTCCTGCTCACCAGCAGCAGCCGAGGCGCCTGCACGCCCTCGCGGCGCAGCACCGACCACGCGCGCCGAAGGTCGTCGAGCGCCTTGACCTGATAGTCGCGCAGGACGAGCGTCACGGGCTCACTCGCCGCGAAGCAGCGCCACGAGGAGCGCCGTCATGCGGCGCGGCGTAGCACTGGCGAATCATGGTGCGGTACGCCGCGAAGCGTGCCTCCCTCTCGCGACGCGTCTGCCACATGTCGTCCTCTCCGAACCATGGCATCAGCACGATTTTCCGGCCCTTCCATGACGTTGCCTCCACCACCTTGACGCTCGCCTCGCTCAGGGATTGCTCGACCGCGACGTCGAGCGTCGTCGCGGACTCCTCGAACGCGACGTCGAGCTTCGGGTGCATCGCGACGACGAGCACGTCGGCGTTCGGAAACGTGCCGTCGACATCGACGTCGAAGCTTTGTACCTCTGCCAGAGCCTCGACGTAGAAGGTCTTCCGCTCTGCGACGACCTTGACGTCGAACGCCTTGCTCCTCTCCGCAACCCACACCTTTGCGGAGCAGAGGGTCGCCTTGACCACGGCGTCGGCACCGAAGAACTTCTCCTGACTGACCACCGCGCCGGTCACGGAGGTTTTTGTTTCCGCTAGCTCGCACGCGAGGTCGCCGAACCGAAACTCGGTGACCTCGCACTCGTCCTTGACCGCACGCTGCTCGTTGACCTTGCAGTCGATGCTCACGCACTGGTGCTCGCACACCGTGCAGAGGGCGCTGACGCATCGGTGCTCGGACAGCGTCCGCAGTCTCACGGCGGCGTTTCGACGAACTGCTCGATCACCTTTTGCTCTTGGTTCTTGTGCACGCTGACGTGCCAGAAGTCGAACCAGTTGTCCGACAGCCACTGCTCTGCGCGCAGTTGCCAGTCAGGGCGCACGTCTCGCCCTACGAAGACCCAGCGGATTTCCATGCCGAGGCTGTCGTAGTCCATGGTGCGCTGTCGCAGCTCGTCGAGGTCGATCGGAGACACCTGGATCTCGAAGGCGTAGTCGCGATTGTTGTGTTGCATGAACACGTCGGCCACGCGGAAGCGGTTGTCCACCTGCACGCGCTTCTCGAAGCTCACGACGGCCCCCGCCGACCGCTTCAGGATCGTCTTCTTCACGAGGTGCTTGAAGAAAACGTGCGTTTCGCTCTCCTTGTCGCCGCGCGCGTACGCGCAGTCGTCGTTCGGCTCGTGCCGGAAGTGCCACATGCGGCGCCGCCCCAGCACGGGGATCATGCGTCGGTCGCAGAACTTGCACGAGAACGTCCTGCCTTCGACCACCTTCTGCGCCGCGTTGCGCTCCCGGTTCAGCCGCTCTGCCAGGTCGTGGAAGTCCCACTCCGTCCGCTTGTCGTCCATCGAAGTGAACATGCTTGTCGTCAATCCTTTCGTTGTCTGTCACCGAGGCCCGCTCACGCGAACCTCACGCGTCTCAAGTCCATCCCCGTCGAGTCGCGCCAGCCCGCCACGATGCGCTCGAACTTGCGCCGGCCGACGTACACCACGAGGTACCTCGGCAGCTCGTCCGACGGTCCGTGGCAGCCAAGCGGAAGCACCTCGTCGCGGCACTGGGCGCAGTGCTCGTCGAGGTACTCCGCGTCGGGCGCGCAGTAGATCACGCCCACCTGCATCTCGCCCGTTTCGAGGTGCGGCACCTCGAACAGCAAGTAGCCGTCGGTCGCGTCGCTGTGCTCGTCGGCCTCGACGAACGCGCGGAGGGCTTCGAGGGCTGTCAGCGCCACAGCCGGAGCCCCCACCACGCGTCGACATCGACGTCGGCCACCGCGCGCGTGAAGTCGTCCTCCGGTAGCCGGAGGACTCGGTCGAGCTGAGCAATCGCCTCGTCGTCCACAATGCTCAGCGCCGCGCGAAGGCGCCCAGGGCGCCCCGCCGCTGCGAGCGTCTGAAGGCACGACGCCAGCGCATCACGCAGACGGACGATCCCAGTCATGAGGTCGGCTTCGACCTTGAAATCGTCGACCTCGTCGAGCGCCTCGAGGCGCTGCGCGAGCGTGGCCGCCAGGACGCACGCCTCGCGTTCAAGCCGCTCGACGGAGGCAGGGGAGAGGCCGAGAGCCCACGCGCGCACGACGTCGCCCGTGGGCGGGAGCCGCAGCCCATCGGGCCTGACGTGTCGCACGACCACGCCGAGCGCGACGGCGGCGTCGAACAGGGTGCCGCCGCGCACCCAGTCGTCCCACTCGGCGACTGCCGCGTCGGACAGGCTCGCGTGGTCCCCGAGGAGCATGTGCAGGGAGGGGAGGGTCGGAGCGGGTTCCAGAATGCTGTTGTGCATGGTGCGTTAGACCCAGATGCCGTCTCGGTTCTGACCGCGCCAAGGGTCATCGTCCAAAGTCCGTTTTCCAACGGCCCACACGGATGCTCGACGTGAGTGCGCGCAAGGCTTCGTCGGCGAGTTCTTGCGACCAAGGCACTTGCTCTTCTGAGATGGTGCTGTCGCGTTCGTTCAGTCGTTCGTAGTGATGCGCGACGGCTCCCTTGTGGCGCTTCGACGGCCGCACGGTTTTCGTGTAGGCGTCGAGCACGAGGCATTTGTCTATGAGGCAGAACCGCCACCTCTCCACGACCAGACCGTCCGGCGACGTCTTCTCGATGACATTCATGTAGGTGCTCACTTGGCCTCCAGCGCGGCGCGCATCCTTGCCACCTCGGCCCGCGCCACGCGCCTCACAAGGTCCAGAAGGCCGTCTGTGTCGCTCGGGCTCACCGTGATGGCCTCGATGGTCGCCAGTTCACGGTGGCACTCGCGCAGAAGGGCATGAGCGTCGGCTAGGTCACGCTCCGCACGGCGCCACTGCTCCAGCTTCGCGTCGTTCGATGCATGCAAAACCCGGATGTCGCGCTTTTGACGCGCATTCTCGGCGCGTAGATCGTCAATCTCACCGCGCATCGCAATCCCTACGATGGATGCCCGCTCGCACCCGTCGCGGAACCGCTCGACCTCGGCCCGCGCCTCGTCGCGCTCGCGCGTCAGACGCTCGACCTGTTCGCGCAGCGTGTTCGCCTCCGCGCGTGCGGTTGGACGGCCGCTGCACCACGAGGGGCCGAGGTGGTCGTTGCTCCTGACGGCGCCGCACGACGTGCAGACGCCGTCCACGTAGCTGTGGACTCGGATCGTCACTTCTTCTCCGGTGCAACGCTGAGCGCCTTGTCGGCCACGTCGAACCTCGTCGCCGGGTCGCTTCCGCCATCGCCGTCGCCGGAGGCAGAACCGTACCCGTCGCCAGGGCCGAATCCGTAGCCGTACCCCTCACCGCAGCCTGAGCCAGAGCCGTAGGTGTGCCCGACGCCGAAACCGTACCCGTCGCCAGAACCGGACCCGTACCCTGCCCCGGAACTGTGACCGTAGCCGTAGCCGTACCCGTCGCCATAGCCGTGGTTGTGTTGGGCAAACCACTTCGGCACGTTGCGTCTCAGGTCGCCCACGGCGCGGCCTCCCACGCCTTGACGGCGTTTTTCGTCACCGACACCACCGCGGTGACGTTGCGCAGCTCGATGTCTGCGGCAGGCCCGATACGGCATCCCGGCGTGGGTCCGTTCGCGGCCAGACCCATGAAGCCCTTGACGTCCTGGCTCCAGTACAGCGCCAGTCGGGCGTTTCGCAGCGTGATCGTCTCGCCGCTGGCGCTGGTTTTCGTCGCGTATCCGAAGAACACGCCGCGATGCGCGGTCGTCACAAGCACCGCGCGCTCGGCTGCGCGCTTCGTCGTCGTCCGCTTCGTGGCCTTCTTCGTCGTCTTCTTCGTCGTTTTCATTGGTTCTCCTCCGGCACTCCAAGTGCCTTGCATGCTTGGTCAACAGCTTCGTTCCAGTCGTGCCCGCCGGTCCACGCAGCGTCGCGCAAGAGCAGCAGGCCCTTGAGCGCGTGCTCCAACGTCGAGACGCGGGCCATGAGGGCGTCGCGCTCGCGTAGTGCCTGCCTCACGTCCCGCACGACCTGACCAGGATATTCCCACTCAGGTCGGCCAAAAAGAGCATTGATCTCGTCGAAGCAGTCATCAATGGCTCTGTTCTGAGAATCGCGCTCGGATTTGAGCCGCGCGACCTCGGCGCGCAGCTCGTCGCGCTCGCGCGCAATGGCTAGTAGGGCCACGGCGCGAGCCTCGGCTTCTCGCGCATCCCGCTCGGCGGCGTAGGCATGTGCCCGCGCCTCGTCGCGCTCGCGCGTCAGCCGCACCACCTCCTCGCGCAACTCGTCGCGCTCGCGCGCCGTGCGCTCGTAGAGGCACGACTCGCAAACCCGGACCCGGTCGCGCGTGAGGCAGTCGGCGTACTCTGCGTGGCAGTCCGAGCAAGGCATCAGTTCACCTCTTCCTCTCGGGTGATCGTCTCCCTGCGAGCCACGCAGTGCCCGCAAGTGCAGGGCCTGTCGAGCGTCGCGAGGACGAACGTGGCAATCGCCACGGCACCCTCGTAGACCTTCTGCGCGTTGCGGTCCTCGACGGCGTCGTCGAGGTAGAGGCTCGCTCGGAACAGGGCCTCCATGATGTCCTCGCGGGTCGAGTCGGTCCAGTCGAGCCCGTACTCGTCGAACGTGTCGGCGGGGTGCTGCTCGAGCGACGCAAGCAGTCGTCGACCGACCGCTCGCGCGGTGGCCTTCCGCGCCTTTTCCTTGCGGCGCTCCTCGCAGACGGAGCAGGACGTCTCACGCTTCTTGGCTGCCATGGTTCACTCTTTCGTTCGGGCGGCGCGCTTGAGCGCATGAACCACACAAATCGCACGCATCAACGTGGTGTTGACGGACTCTTCGACTTGCTTTTCGCCGTCGTCGCCGTCGATCGAAGCGACGATTGACCGGAACGACCTCTCGAACTCGTAGGACTTGATCCACAACTCGAACACGTTGTCCTTCGTGCGCTGCCATTTTGCGCTGGACGCGCTGGCCTCGGCCTCGCTTCGTTCGGCTCGCTGGATTGCATCGTCTCGCTCCGCGAGCGTCTGGCTCTCACGCTGGGAGACAACGAATAGTTGGTTGCGCAGCGTGTCACGCTCCTTCAGCGCGCACGCGAGGTCCGAGTCTTCCACGCACGGGCCTCCAAAGTCTTCACCGGCCTCCGTGGGCCTGCCGCACGCGGCGCACCGCTCAGAACGGGATTTCGCTTCCATCGTCATTCCCTCCTCCGAAACCCATCGAGTAGGCGTGGTCGTGGTCGAACTCAGGCCGCTCGGCTCGAGGTGCGGGACGCGCCTCGCCCGCGGGCTTGCCGCCTCCGAGCAGCTCCACGTCGTCAGCCCGGCAGTCGAGCGCGAGCCCTTTCGAGCCGTCCTTGCGCGCGTACTCCCGCTGGTAGAGCGTGCCTCGAACGGCAACCCGCGTGCCTTTCTGCACGACCTTGGACAGGCTCTCCGCGCGCTTGCCCACGACGTCGACCGACACCCAGGTGGGCACGTCCTTCCACTCACCGTCAACTTGTTGACGGCTGTTCGACGCGACGCGCAGGCGCAGCACGGACATGCCGCTCGACGTCGAGCGCAGCTCAGGTTCCTGGCCGACGTTCCCGATGATTACTGCGTGGATCACTCGTCACCTTCCTTCTCAGCAGCGGACGTTTCGTACGCTTCGAACACCGTGTAGCCCGCGCCCTTCTTCAGAGCGCCAAGCTCGCGCAATCGCTTCAACAGGGCGTCCATGCGCGTCTTGATCGCGCCGCGCCCCGTCACATGCTCTTCGACGAGCTTCGCGCGCACGGCGCGCTCAAGGGCCGCCTTCGTGGTCGACATCTCGACGGCTTTCTCCGCAAGGTCCCCAAGCGCCTGGCTCAGGGCGGGCAGCGCGCCCTTCACGGCGAGGTCGATAGCCTCTCGACCCGGCTTCTCGACGACGCCCCAGCAGCGCCCGTCGCCGAGGTCGATGGGGCTCGCCTTCGCATACGCCTGGAGGTGGCGACGCTGCACGTCGACCCACGCTTCGAGGCGCGGCAGCACGTCGAAGAGCTTCCGCGCGTGCGCCTGGTCGGTCACGGGCCCTGCGAGCACCGCGGGCAGCTCGACGTTGTCGTCGGCCGCTGCGGCCTCGACGGCCGCGAGCGTGACGGGGCACGAGCCTTTGCCGGGGCAGAAGTGGCAGTCCTTCGTGCTCGGCACAGGCACCGCGCTGGGCAGATGGTAGACGCGCGCCGACAGACCGAGCCCGACGGAGTCGATGTCCCACTCATCGAGCGTACGCTCGTCGACCGCGACACCACGCGCAGTCACATGGGCCACCACGATCGTCACCTCACGCACCCCGTACGTTCGCCCGACGCACAGCGCACCGTGCAGGAGCTGGTCCTGATGCTCGACGAGCGTGTGCTGGCCGCGTCCGGTCTTGATGTCGACCACGACCGCGCGCCTAGGGTCGACGGCGACGAGGTCGACCGTCCCCGGGACCTCCGTCGGCGAGCACGCGGCGTAGTCGCGCTCGCCCTCCGTTGGCAGTTTTCGAGCCGTCCATGTGGCTGGGTCGAACGCGAACGGCACCTCGCACCGCCACTTGGCCTCGGGGCTCAACGCGAGCCGCGCTCTGCCCCACACGTCCCACCACTCGCGGAACGCATCGAACGTATCGTGCAGCTCCGCGCGCAGGTGCGACGGGATGCCGTACTTTTCAGCGAGCACGTCGAGGTCGACGACCGTGCCCGACACGTAGTGCTCGACTGCCTTGTGGGTGCACGACCCGAACTGCGCAGCGTCGCTCGTGGTGCGCGGGTCGAGCACGACCTCGGGCCGCGCCCACCAGAGGCACGTCATCGGCAGACGCGACGCGGTGAGGTGGTGCCGGCTCATCGCGCCCCCTGGAGGGCGAACCTCTTGGCGGCGTAGACCGACCGCACGCGGTCCTCCTCGGCCTTCGGGAGCGCCGCGGCCTTGATCTGCGGCACGAGCGCCGCGAGGGCACCCTGGTCGCTCGCGTCCTCGATCTGCTCGCAGAGCACGTCGGCCACCTCGCGGTCGACGCTGTCGACGAGCGGCGAGGCAACCTCTGCGACGAGGTCCTCGGCGGGCGGCTCGACGATCACGCCGTCGTCGTCCACCAGCACGTCGTCCGCGACGGGCGCAGCCGCTGCCGCCGGGGGCTCAGGCTCGCCGTCGCTGCCCGTGAGGTCCGCGCCGTTGGCGCGCTCGACGGCGAGGAACCCCTGGGCGCGCGAGAGGAGCGCCGCCACGCGGTTCGCCCCCTGCGCCTTCGCCAGCTCGCGGCGAAGCGTGGCGACCGAGGCTTCGTCGGCGAGCTTGCCGAGCACCTCCTCGAGCTGCGCACGGAGGCGCCCCTCGGGGGCCGGCGTGCCCGACGCCATCGCGGCGCGAAGGTCCTCCCACGTCGCCGGGAGCACGTCAGGCAGGCGCGCACGGGTCTTCGCGAACGCGAACCCCGACTCACGGGTGCGGAGCACGCGCGCCCGCAACTTGCCGACGGTGCGCTTACCCTTTTGCGACCGCACGGAGAGGTCCCAGTCGAGGAAGAAGACATGGTCGGCCCACTGCCGCCACAGGCTGCGCACCTCGGCCGCCTTCGAGGGCGACCCGCGGAACGCGAGGTCCCAGCGCCGGAACTGGTCCCCGTCTTCGTTCGCCTCGCTCGTCTCCTGCGCGTGGGCGATCAGCCAGACGTGGGTGCCCGTTTTGCGAACCGAGTCGAGGCGCTTCTGCACGCGAGCAAACAGAGGCAGGGCGGCAGCGAAGACCTTGCCAAAATCCTTGCCTTCCATGTGCCGCACACCCTCCTCGGCGCACGCCTGCTCGTGGATCAGGCCCTCGATGCCCGAGAGGCTGTCGAGCGCGAGGTGAGCGTACGGCCGCTTGCCGTCCACCGGGGCGTTGAGCTGGCAGAACGCGTCGAGCGCCTGTTCCAGCTCCGTGAGGTTCCGCGGGGTCGAGGTAAAATGCGCAGGCCGGTGGTCGGGCGAGATGCCCTTTAACCCCTCTTCGATCGGCAAGATGAACGCCTTGTCGATCGTCGAGACGAAATAGGTCTTCCCGATGCCGGGGCGCCCGGTGAGCACGAAGCTGTGCGCGCTCTTGTCGGGCTCGTTCGAGACAGCGGTGAGGAAACGGTTCTGCGGAGCCATAGTGGACCTCTCTTTCAGTTAGCGGACGGGATGGGGGAGCGGCGACGGGCCGCTCGGTTCAGCACGCGGAGACGGTAGCGACCGTCCGCGAGCACCTCGTAGGACAGGCCGAAGTTCTTGGCAACGGCCGCTCGGACATTCTCTGGCAGCGCCAGGAACTCGATCAGAGTCACTTGTGCACCCCCGCGTCGAACAGCAACGCCGTGGTTTCAGCCGCCGTCGGCAGCTTCGAGCAGCGGGCGAGCGCCGCTTCGGCGAGCTGCCGCACGACGTCCGCGCGGGGGCAGCCCTCCTGGGAACGAGAGAGCGCGACGTGGCACAGCACGCGCGCGACGTCGGGCATCGTCGAGCAGGTCATGGGGTCCTCCGTGTCCAGGTCGTGATACGCCAACAGAAACGACCTGTCAAGGGTTGACAACGCAAACGTAAGAGACGAAAAATGACTGCGTGGCGAACTACACTCAGAACAAGCGCGGGCCAGACATCGGCGCGTGCGAAGGTGCCAGCCGTTTTGCGGCGTTCCTCGCGCAGCGGTCGCTGACGTACGAGTCCGTCGCGGGCGCGGTCGGGACCAACCGCGGCACGGTGTGCTCCTGGGCGCTCGG